CCGCGACGCTGATCGTGCCGGTCGCCGCCCCGGCCCGCCCGAGCGCATCGAACCACTCGCGCCAGGAGCCGCGGGCCTGGCTACCCTCGATCGCCGACACGGCATACTGCAGGCGCATCCCCCGGTCGATGCCGATCGCGACCTCGGTGATGAGGAAGGACTCCCCGGCCAGGTTGCGCGCGGCGCGCGTGATCGTGCCGACCTGCCCCGGGGCGTAGCGCGGCGTCCAGAAGTCCCACGTCACGGTCCGCGGCAGGGAGGCATCGCGCGCCACCAGCGCGTCCGCGAGCTGCTGCCCCGCCGCCAGGTTCGTCACGGACGGCGCCGCGACCTGGCGTTCCCACACCCGCCGCGCGGCAATCTCGGCCGCATCCTCGGCGGTCACGAGGAACGGCGACTGCGCCAGCAGTGGCACGTGGACGGTCTGCCCGCCCGGCACCGGCGTCGAGCTCACCGGGGGCGCACTGAACGTCACGGCCTGCACCAGCGCGTTGTCCGAGTCGCGATACATCCACTCGAACAGGGAATCGCTGGCCACGTACGGCGCCACCGGGAGCCAGACGCCGTTGATCGCCACCACCCCCGGCACGGCCGCGACGCGGTAGGACAGCGGGAACACCCGATTGCTGCCATCGGCCAGCGCGCTGAGGTCGTCGGTCACCTCGAACGAGCCCGCCGGGCCACAGAGCACCCGCGCGCGGTTCTGGTACGTCCGCGCGTCCTGGCGGGCCCGGAGGCGCGTCAGGGCCGTCGCGTCCGTGATGGCCGCCGGCATCGCGTCGGCCGTCGGCGTCCGCCAGCGAATCACCTTCTCCGGCGTCACCGTGTACAGCCAGGTCGTGCGCGCCTGGAGGTCCGCGAAGGCCTCGCTCACCGTGACGTCGTCGAAGGCGAGCGCCGGCATCGTCGCCCCACTGGCCATGCCGCTGTCGAGGACCAGCCCGAAGGCCGTGGCCACGTCGCCCGCGGCGAGCACCGCTTCGACCACTTGCTTGAGCGTCTGGCCCTCGGCGGTGGAGAGCGTCACGTAGACGCGATCGAGGTAGGCGCCGTAGTCCTCGGCGTCCACCAGGTGGCGAATGGCGCCCGCCTCGCCGGCGTCCGTCTCCTCGACCGACACGACCACGCCGCCGAACTCCCGATACCCAATCCGCGCGGTCGCGCTGCCGACCGAGGTGGACGCGGTCACCGCGAGGGTGACCGTCGTGCTGTTGATCAGGGTCGTGATCGTGCTCACGAGCGCCGCGCCGGCGGGGCCTGCCCCGAGCACCTCGACGGAGCGCCCGACGTCCCCGGCGACGAAGGCCGCCGTGTTGGAGACCAGGAGCGCCGACCCGCTCGACATCTGGCCGTCGGTGACGACCCGGGTGTCGTCCCACACCACGAGCTCGCTCAGCACCGCCGGGCGGTAGGTGCCCGCGTAGTCCTCCACCACGCACGACGCGGTGTGCCGGCGGTTGAGCACCTTCGACACGTCGAAGCTGCCGTCGTCGTCGACGAGGTAGCCCGCCGCGTGGACGTCGGTGCTGCCGAGGAGGACGAGGATGGCCATGAGCGCGATCACCGGGCCGCTGACGCGAGGTACGGCGCCACGCCGCGCGCCACCAGGCGTCCCTCCAAGTAGACGGGGACTTCGATGACCCGCTCGACCGCCTGGCCCGTGCGGCGCAGCGCGCCGGCCAAAGCGCGCTCCATGAAGGCGACCGGCCCGATGAGCTCGCCCTCGTGCACCAGGGCCCGCTGCGTGCGCGTGATGAGCCCGCCCGTGGCGTAGCCGGGCTCCCCCTCGTCGGGACGCCCGCCGGGCCCGCCCCCGACGTCCTCCCACTCGAAGGGGATACGCACGGTCGGCATGGGCGTCGAGACGGCCGACGGCAGCCCGTTGGTGAGGCGGTCGATGATCTGGTCGAGTTTCGTCGTGAGGTCGCTGAACAACGTGTCGAGCTTCTCCAGGGCCGCCTTCACGATGTCGGCCTGCGTCTTCACCGGCTCGCCCCACTTCAGGGTGCTCAAGTCGGTGATGGCCACGCCGTTCTCGTCGAGCAGCTTGCCGGCATCGGCGACCGACTGCAGGTAGGGGCGCAGGTTGGCCGGGATCTCGGTGCCGGCCCGCAGCGACTGCTGCACCAGCGTGGACATCTCGTCCGTCATCCCGACGAGGATGCCGCCCACGTCGGCGCCCGCGCGCTCGAGCGCCTGGATGTCGTTCAACATCTGCGTCCAGGTCGTGGTCTGCCCGAGCTGCACGACCTGACCGCCGAGGCCCTCCAGGCTGATGCCGTACTTCTCGGTGATGCCGACGATTTGGTCCCAGGTGGTCTTCAGGCTGTCGTTGAGCGCCTTGCGCTCGGCCTCGATGGCGGCGATCTCGGCCTCCACGCCCTGCTGTTCCGCGAGCAGGCCGTTCTGTTCGCGGAACGCCTCGACGAGCTTGTTGAACTCGCGCTCGCCGGTGACGTTCTTGTGTTGCCAGCCAGCGACCAACTCGGCGCCCGCGCGGCCGGTCGCCGCGATCGCGTCGAGCGACCCGTACTGCTGGAGCAGCCCGGCCCGCGTCTGGTCCATGCGCTGGTCGGCCTCTTTCCCCAACACCGCGCCCCGCGACGGGCCGAAGAGGTTGCCGAGCAGACCTCCCAGCAAGCCAGCAATCGGCCCGATAAACGGCGCGAAGCTGCCGACGGCGCCGATGACGGAGGACATCGACCCGACCGCCCCGCCGAGACTGCCGCCGATCGACCCGCCAATCTGCCCGCCGCGACTCCCGCCCGTCACGAGCTGCGAGAGGAACGGCATCGCCGACGTCAGGCCCGCCGCGCCGAGGCCGCTGAAGTTGAAGCCCGATCCCGTCAGGTGCGAGAAGTTCGCGCTGCCGCCCCCGGGCGCCAACATCCCCACGCCGCCCCAGGGATTGTTCTGGCCACCGAGGACCACCGACTCGCGCGTCAGCACCGACAGCGGCACCTGATTGGGCAGCGTCTGCCACAGGCTCACGCCCCCGTTGCGACTGCCGTTCAGGATGTTGACGTCGCGCAGCACCGCGGCGGATTGCGCTACCTGGCGCAGGGCCGTGGCGCTCTCGCGGGCCGCCGGCACCAGGTCGCGCATGAACACGCCGGCGACCACGTCCTCCCCGGCGAGGCCGTTCTGCGACCCGAAGAACTCAGAGGTCGTCACGCCGGCGACGGGCGTGCGGCCGGCGGCTGGGGCCGGACTGCCGAACTGCTGACCGAACAGCGCCCCGAAGAACAGACCCCCGCGCGCGGCCTCGTTCACCTTGAACAGGGCGCCCCAGAAGTCCTCGCGAATCGCCTTGGCCGCGTTAGCCGCGGCCCCGGCGAGCCGGTTGAATTCCGGCACCATCGGCGAGAGCACTTCCGCGAGCAGCCCACGGCCGGCGTCCTTCGCCTTCTCCCAGGAGTCGCCGAGGTCGTCCATGGCCTGGAGCGTCTGCTCGTCCACGATGACGCCCAACCGCTCGGCCTCGTCGCCCAGCGCCTTCATGTCGGCCGTGAGCGTCGGCAGCAGCTCCCGCCCGCTGTCCCCAAGCAGGGCCATCGACGCGGAGGCGCGCGTGCCCTGGTCGGATGTGCGCGCGAGCGCCGCGGCGACCTCGTCGAACTGCTGCTCCGGTGACATCTGGCGCAGCGTGTCGAGGTTCAGTCCGAGTCGCTCCAGCGCGGCGACGGTGCTGCCCTGCCCGTCGGTGAGGCGCTTGCTCAGCTCCCCGGAGGCCTTGACCACCTGTTCGAGGGTGTTCCCGCCTTGCTTCGCCGCGAACTCCCACCGCTGCAGGGCCGTCGTGCTGACGCCGGTCTTCGCGGCCATGTCGGTGAGGGCGCCGCCCCACGCGATGGTGGAGGACACGGCGTTGGCGAGCCCGGTGACGACCCGGTCCACCGTGAAGCCCGCCAGGAAGCCGGCGGCGATGGTCTTCACGCTCCCCATGGCCGAGCCCAGCATCGTCGTCTTGCTGGTGGCCGTCTGGAGCCCGGTGGCGAGGTGACGCGTCGCGTCGTCGGCCGCCCGCGCCCCGCTGGCCAGGGGGCCGCTCGCGGCCTTGCCCGCATCCGTCGCCGACGTCTCCAGCTTCTTCAGCTCACGCGCGACCTGGTCGAAGGCCTGCGCCGTGAGCTGCTGGACACGGACGACGATGTCGATGGGCTGCTGGGCCATGGGGGGCTAAGAGGTCGGCTTGGGCTTCCGCGTCTTCGATTCGCGCTCCATCAGCACGTCGTTGGTGGTCTCACGCAGCACGGCCAGGGCCTGCCAGAGCCGGGACTCCTGGTCCCCCACGCTGCCGGGGCCGGGCAGGCGCACGCAGCGGCAGACCGCGGTGCCCATGCCCAGGACCTCGATCTCGTGGGTCTGCTCGAACCACCATTCGACCTCCTCCACCTCGGGCGTCCACTCGCGCACGGGGCACGTGAACGCTTCGATCTGCTGGTCCCACCACACCGGGACCTTCGTGACGGTGCCGTCGGTGTTCAGACGGACGCGGGGCTTGCCGTCACACCCGCGGGCGCGACAGAGCCCGAGCTCGCGGCACTTGCGGCAGCTCCGGCCGGTGGTGCGCCAGTCGTCGCCGGGTCCTCGCTGACCGATCCACGCACTGAAGCGGCGAGCGAGGACAAGGCGTTTTTTAGGACGGGCCCCACTTCGTTCTCGCGACGGATCGCGACGATAAGTTGCGCGATCACGTCTTCGCGGGAGCCGTAGGCCTCGAGCAGATCCGCGATGCCCGCGACCGTCACGGCCTCGTCTGGGTGCGTCCACGGCTGCGGCAGGCGCACGTACGTCGTGATCGCGTGGTGGCAGGTCTGTGCGTAGGCCTGCGCCGCTCGCTCGACGTTCGTGATGTAGGCCTCGAGCTCCGCCGGCGCGGACTCGAACAGCCGCAGCATGTGGATCTCGTCGTCCGAGAGCACGAAGGCGCCCGTCTCGCCGACGGTGGCGTCTTCGCCCGGCTTGCGCTGCGGCACGCCGCGACGCGGGAGGGTGCCCCGCGCCAGGCCGAACCGCAGGGCCGCCGCCTCGGTGTTCGACAACCGCGCCACCTCGACAGGCAGCGCGTGCCCGTCGAGGCGAATCGTGGTCGGATACGGATGGGCCCAGCTCGGCATCGGGCTAGGCCTCGAACAGGAACACGCTGTCGTTGCCGGAGGTGGCGTAGGCCCGCCCCTGCACCGTGCCCGAGCGGATGCCGTCGTCGTCGCCGTGCTCCGGCATCTCGGGTTCGACCTTCGGCGCCACGACGCCGACCATGCGGCCGTTCGTGTCCCCGATGATGCAGCGCAGCACGAAGCTGGTGGACGCGGCCGCGAGGTCGCGAATGCGGTAGTCGCCGCGGTAGAAGTCCACGCTGAAGCCGACCGACCGCTTGGCGTTGCGCTCGTAGCTGACCGGGTAACGCACCCCGATGCCGCGATTGATGGACTTGGCCCCCTGCCCGAACGACAGCGCCACCTGGTTGGCGATGAAGGCGTTGTCGTCCACGTAGAAGCCGCCGACCAGGCCGGTCACCTCCTGCTCGCTGGTGGCGATGGAGCCCGGCATCGTGATGCCGGTGGTGAAGTACTGCTTGGCCTCGCCCGAGAGCTGGAGCGTGGGCTTGCCGGCATCGAGCAGCGTCAGCGTGCCCTGGCCAATCCAGGCGCCCGAGACGGCCTCGTCCACGTCCGCGACGGACTCGTGAATGCCGAGCGCCAGGCTGCCCGGCTTGGCCGTGGTCAGGGAGTAGGTGACCCCCGAGACGACGGCCGCGCCGTTGGCGGGGATGGCCGTGAGGGCGTCCCAGGTGACCGTGGCCACGTTGAGCGTCTTGATGCGCGTGGGCTCCCGCAGCCCCGAGGGCAGGGTCACGACGACGACGTCCCCGACCTGCAGGCCGGTCGCGCTGGTCAGCACGGCGCCGGTCTTCGACCCGCCGCTCGCGACGGTCGTGGAGAGGTTCGTGGTGTGCGCGGCGCCCAGCAGCGCCTTGAGCAGCTCGGTGTAGTCCGACGGCGTCCCGAGCGCGCCGGAGGGAGCCCAGAGGCCGTTGGCCTGCCAGCCGCAGCTGCTGCGCGCGTCCTGGCTGACGAGCTCGTCGGGCGTGCCGCTCCGCTGCGGGCTGACCGTGCGGTTGTTCTTCGGCGTGAAGCTCAACGCCTCAAGCAGCACGGCATCGGCGGCGAGAAACGTCTGGTACGTGGTGTCGCCGTAGGCGCTCTCCGCCTTCGCGAAGAAGCGCTCGGCCTGGCGCGATTCGTAGGCCATGGTCGGTTACTCCTGCGACGGCTCAGGGGCCGCCTGGTCGTCGCCGGCCGGGGTCCACCGGCACCAGCGCTGCAACTCCGGACTGTCGGCCTCGATCGCCGCGATGACCGCGGCCGGCACCAGGGCCGACCAGGGCATCGGCGCAATCACCAGGCCCAGGTCGCCCACCTGGAACCGAATGGGCGCGCCGTCCACGACACGGGTCAACACGTACTGCGCTGGCATCACGAGGCTCCGTACTGACGAATGAGGTCCACGGCCACGAGCACGCCGACGTACACCCGGGACTGCGCGCCGAAGCCCATCCCGAACTCGGGCGCCCGCACTAGCGTGCGCACCGCGTGCCCGCCCCGGGTGAGGTCGCGGGTCAGGGCCCGCTCGATGTCGGCCGCCAGCGTGCTCATCGCCTCGGCCTTCCGCATCGGGTCGAGCCCGTCGACGTCGAGATAGCCCTCGATGGCGAAGAGCAGCGGGTTCTCCCGCACCCGCATGCTGGCGAGGAACTGGCGGCTCGTGCCCTCGGTCGGCCCCACGACCAGGAAGGGCGAGCGCGCCACCGTCAGCGCCATGACCGGCTCGGTGACGACGGCGTCCGGCTCCACGGTGTGGGTGTACCCGCCGTCGCTGCGAATCCCGCGCAGCGCCTCGGCGAGGTCGGTCCAGACGGCCAGCAAGGTGGGCGTGCTCACGCGAGCACCTCCCGCCCCGGCGACGCCATCGTGGCTACGGCCTCGTCCACGCTGGCGCCGAGCAGCGCGTAGACGCGCGGGGCCATGACCTCGCGCGCGTCCTGGTGCATCCGGCGGGGCCGGAGCGTGATGCTGGACCGCAGCGCGAACAGCGGCACGATGGCGTCGTGGTCGAGGAGCCGGCCGAAGATGATCCCGTTCCGGGTGAACGTGCCGGTGAACCCGTAGGTGCCCGGGCTCTCGATCACCTGGCGGGCCGTGAAGGCCGAGGTCTTCTTCGTGCCGTCGTTCCAGCGGGCGAGGTCGCCGCGCCGGGTGTTCTCGGCGCCCATCAGGGGGACCGTCAGGTGCGCCGCCTTCCGCGGCTGCCGGACGGCGCCCAGCTCGTGGCCGCGGGCGTACCAGGCGCGCGAGCGCACGCCGAGCGCGAAGGTGTCGTCCGCCAGCGTCAGCTTGCCGGAGACCTTGTTGGCGAGCCGGCCGGACACGCGGCCGATCGACGCGCGAATCGAGGCGCGCAGGGCGCGCACGAGCTCCCGCTCGATCTCGCGCATCGTGCGCCGCAGCGTGGTCGCGAACACGGCGGACGCCTGCTCGTAGCGCACGGCCAGGGCGCCGGCCTGCGGGGCGCTGATGTCGACCTTGACCATCAGAACACCACCCGCTCACGCGCCAGCTCCGTCAGCGCGTCGCGCACCTGGTAGGGCCACCCGGGCTTGATCACCATGCTGGCGGCCCCGAGCGCGATCGAGGTCGCCGCCGTCGCGCCGGCCAGCCACTCGTCCCACTTGAGCTTGATCATGTCGAGCGCCAGCCCGAGCACGGCCGGCGGGCGGGCCGCGTCGCTGTAGCCCGCGGTGTACGTCAGGCCCACGTTGCCCACGCCGGCCGCGAAGACCGACGACGTCAGCGTTACCGTGCCCAGCGCGGCCTCGAGCACGTAGGCGTCCGCCGTCACCGCCGCGTCGTCGATCGTGAAGGTTGTCAGGCTGATCACCGGCCAGGCGCGCAGCACGAGGGTGGCCCGCCCGTGGCCGTCCCGCACCTCAGTGACCGTGCGCTGGCGGAAGACGCGCCCGGTCTTGCGCTCGATCTCCCCAGACACCTGCTCCACGATCTGGGCGAGGACGACGTCCCGCTCGATGTCGACGGGCGTGAGCCGCAAATACGGCTTCACCTCGTCGAGGGACGCGAACAGGCAGGTGTCGGACAGGGCCATCGACGCTCACCGGAGGTACAAGATCACCGTGCCGCGCGTAGCGGCGCCGGCGTTGGTGACGTGGAGGGTCAGCACGTCGTTGGCGACCACCCCCAGGGACGACGCGAGCACCTGCTCGATGGCGCTCGCGCTGCGGTTGGCGCCGGCGCCCATCAGGACGTCGGCGCCGTCCTCGTCCACCACGGTCACGTCGTAGGCGGCCGTGGGCACGTCGGTGCCGTCCGGGATGGTCACCAGCCGCTCGAGCACGCCCGTGTAGGGCAACGACGTGCCCCCGTCGGCCGCGCCGCCGGCGCTCGACAGCCAGGCGAACGCCACCTTCTTCAGGCTGCTGTGGACCTCTTCGAGGACCGTGACCGTACCCGCCATGGCCGTGCTCCTTCACGCCGCGCGCGGCGCGCGTCGTTACTGCCGTCCGCCGATCTGAATGACCCTGATCCAATCCAGATCGCAGGTCTTCGCTCCGACGCTGCCCGCGAGGAACTGCACGGTGACGCGCAGCTCTTCGTCGTTCGGCAGGTTGGTCGTCGCCGGCGTGGCCACGCTCACCCCGTCGATGAAGAACTCCACCGCCCCGTCCTCGTCGAGGTAGAACTCGTAGGTGTGGAAGGCGGTGTCGGCGGTGGCCAGCGCGGCGGACAGCGTCTCCGTGCTGTCCTTCTCGAGCATCGCCTTGATGTCGGTCGCGCCGTCGAGCTTCTCGAACCCGATCCGGTCGGTCACGCCGCCCAGAATGTCGGTGTCGGTGATCGCCAGGCCGACGAACACATCGGACTGGGTCGCCTCGCCGAGCTTCATCCGGGCGCCGAAGTAGAGCGCCGTCCCCGCGGCGAGCTTGAAGGCCTCGCCGATCAGCTGCGCGTTGATGCCGTCGTTCTCGTTGGCGTCGGTGGTGATGCGCGCGATGCCGCCGGCGCCGTCGATGATCGCGAAGGTCGACTCGCCGGCGCCGGCCTCGACGCGCGTGATCGTCCAAGACGGGTCGAGCTCGCTCGACACGTGCGGCGTGCCGAGGAAGTCTTCGAGGACCTTGATGACGTCCGGCCCGATGCCGTCCAGCAGCCGCTTGCGGTGCGTGTCGTAGAAGAGCAGGTTGCCCTGCTGGTACCGAGAGTGCGTGTCACCCATTGCTGTCGCTCCTGCTCTGCATGAGCCGAAGCGCGCCGACGTCGTGGAGACGCCGGCGCGACCTCAGCGGGTGCGAATCACGCGATCACGTCGGCCGTCAGGTCGGCGTACGCGAACCGCGGGGCATCGCGGATGTAGGTCACCGCCACGATGTCGTCGGCGTGGTCGCAGTCCATCTCCACGGAGACGTACCGGAGGTCGGTCCCCAGGGCGGCGAGCTCCTGGCTCGAGCACTCGAGCACGAGCTGGTCGCCGGCCGCGTCGGCGACCGTCGGCGTGGCGTGCGCCTTCACCTCGACCGCGTTCGATCCGTCGGACGAGGCCGAGGCGAGGATGCGGAAGGTCAGGATGCCCGTGCCGGACACGAGCGTCGCCAGCGCCACGAAGAGCCCGAAGAGGCTCAGGTCCACCCAGGCGATGTTGGTGGCGACCGTGGCGTCGGCCGGATTGTGGATGTAGGTGCGGGCCGCGAGGTTCGCGCGGCTCTTGTGCGTCGAAACGGCGGAAGCCATGAGCGTGTCTCCTTCTGGTCTTGGTGGTCGGCGCCGTGGACGGGGCCGTCAAGGAGACGGCCCCGTCACGATCCCGCCCGGGCCTTGGCGTTACCGCGCCGCGAGGACGACGAACGGCGACAACGTCGCGCCGTTCTTCGGGGTGAGCGCCGAGCGCCACCACGGCTGCCCGCAGTTGCGCACCCAGAACTTGAACGCGCGCTCGTGGTTCAGGAAGCGCACGTGCACGCTCTCGGCCTGCTGCAGGGGCTGGTAGAGCCCCTCGATGTACTCGCGCCAGTTGCCGAGGATGAGGTCGCCCACCTCGCCGATCGCCTTCGCGAACTCGGTGAAGAAGATCGGCCGCCCGTCGAGCCGCTCCTGGCCGTTGGTGTCGGTCGTGAGGTAGAGCACCGGCGCACCGCCGGTGCCGACCACGCGGACCAGCCCCTTCAGCTGCGGCCGCGCCGTGTGGTTCGCCAGCCAGATCGCCTGGTTGTAGCGCCAGCACCGGGCGGTCATCTTGTCGATGTTCTCGGTGAGGATCGTGTCGGCGCCCTGGCCGGTCTCCTTCGCGACCGTGACCAGCGCCGGGGAATTGAGCACGCCGAGATACTGGCCGGCCGTGCCCGTGCCCGTGATCTTCTCCATCAGGGTCCGCATCGAGAACTCGTCGCGGAACCCATCCGAGATCATGGCGATGAACGACATCGGCGAATCGGTCATCACCGACTCGGTCGCGTAGGCCGCGCCGATCAGTTCCTGCGCGTCGAAGGACAGCTGCTCGAGCTGCATCCGCGAAGGCGAGATCTCCTGGGTCTCCGCGTGGCGGTAGACCACCAGGCCCCCGGAGACCGAGGTGCTGTGGGTCTTGTCCACCCGCGCGTTGACCTTGACGATCGGCGCCTCCATCGGCAGCGGGCGCACGAAGGCCGCCGTCGGGTCAGCCTCGCTCTCCACCGCGAGGATGTCCGGCGAGAAGGCCACCGGCAGCAGGAACCCGCCGTACGGGTCGCTGTAGCCGCCCTGCTCGTCGGAGCCGGCCGCCGCCTGGTAGAGCGGCTTCAACCGGTCGTCGACGCGGCGGCCCATCCCAGCATCCGCCACCGCCCGGAGGAACTCGCGGTGCGAGCGGAACCCGCGGCCGGGGTCGTCCTCACGGCGGTCGCGCACCGAGGCGACCGACCCGCGCGCGCGTCGCGCCTGCTCGGCCTCCGCGGTGTACATCTGCGAGGCCGGGACACGCGCCGCCTCGTCGGCGGCCGCCGTGTCGGCGATCTCGGCGGCGTCGATCAGGGTGTTGAGGTCGGCGATCTCGGCCGACAGGGCGGCGTGCGTCGCCTTCTCCTCGTCGGTGAGCCGAGCCGGGGTGCGCGCCGCGGCGGCATCGATCAGCCCCGAGAGGGCCTTGACCTTCTCGGCCTTCGTCGCGCGCAGCTGGCGGAGCTGCTCTCTGGTCATGTCGGACTCCCTCGGGGCGCCAGCGTGGCGGCCCCAGTTGCGGCGCGTTCGGGCCTCGTCGCGCGGAACTGGTTGGGCCTCACTCACCTGGGCCTCGAAGGGCCTCGACTGTTCGACCGGAGGACTCCGGTCAGGCGACCGCGGAGCGGACCTCCGCGGTCTGAATCGTCACGTGATCACAGCGGGGGCATTTGATCTCCAGCCGGGCCCCGGGGCGCAACGGCGCGCCACTCGCCCGCAGCAGCAGCCGGTGACAGCGCCCGCACCGCACGTCCTCGAGCGGCGCCGCGATCCGCGGCCCCGGCACGACGTCTCCCGGCGCCGGCGTCAGCCTCACCGCAGCGCCTCCACACCCGCCGCGAGCGCCGCCAGCGCCAAGGCGTCGGACTCGTCGTCCTGCGCCTCCACCGGCGCCGCCGTCGCCTCCGGGACGACCAGCGGGGCGAGCGTCTCGGCCGCGCGCAACGCGTCAGCGTCTAGCGTCAGCACCTTCGTCCCGCCCGCCAGGACCTCCTGCAGCTGGCGGATGAGGCTCGCGTCGTCGGCCAACAGGGGAGCGAGCGCCTCGGCCGCGCGCCCCGCGTCTGCCGCCAGGACGAGACCTGGCGCCAGAATCTCGACACACCGCTGCACGACGCGCTCGAAGGCTGCGGCCTCGGCCACGATCCCATGGGCTGACGTCGCGTCCGCCGCGGCCCCATCCGTCCGCGTCACCCGTGTCAGCGCGGCCGCCCGAGCGATCGCCTCGTCGAGCGTGCCGACGGCGTCGACCATCTTGGCCGCGAGCGCCTCGCGCGCGCCGACCACGCGCCCCTGCCCAAACGACTCCCGCACGGCCGTGACGGAGACGCCGCGCCCTTTGGCGACCGCCTTCACGAACAGGTCGTAGTAGCGATCGACGCTGGCCTGGAGGGCCTGGCGGGCGTCGTCCGTCAGCGGCTCGTACGGGTTGCCCTCGACCTTGTGGGCGCCGGCGAAGATGAACGTGGGCGTGATGCCCTCGGCGTCCAGGCTGCGCGACCAGTCCAGGTGCAGGCTGTAGACGCCGACCGAGCCCACCTCGCCCGAGGGCGTGACGTAGGCCTCGGTAGCGGCCGAGAGCAGGTAGTACGCCGCACTCGCCGCGAGCGGGTTGGCGATCGCGACGATCGGCTTCTGCGCGCGCGCGGCCCGGATCTCGGCCGCGAGCTCCTCGATGGCATAGACGCTGCCCCCGGGGCTGTCCAGGTCGAGCACGATCGCGCCGACGCCCACGTCGGCCAGGGCCGCCCGCAACGCCTGCTGCACGCGATCGACGCCGATCTCGTCGAACCAGAACGACCACGCGGTGGTATGCGGCACGAGCGTGCCGCGCACGGTGAGCACCGCCACGGCCCCCTGCGCGCTGGACCCCCGCCCCGGCGCCGCCGCGACCGTCCGCGCGAGCAGGCGTTCCTCGGCGTCACCGGTCACGGCCGCGGGGAGCTGCGGGCGCGCGTGCGCGGCCAGGACCGCCTGCTGCAGGCGCCGGAACGCCGGCACGGCGATCGCCAAGGGGCCGTCGAGCCAGTGCGGCATCACATCACACCTCCGATCGACACCGCGCCGGCGCGGGTCTCGAGCACCGGGGCCGCGGCCGCGACGGGCATCATATTGGCGGGCATCCACAGATCGTCCGCGTCGTCGCGCACGTTCATGTCCTCGAGCTCCCGGATCTCGTTGCCGTCCATGATCCCGTTCTGCCGCGCGAGCTGGTACCCCTCCATGCGGGTCTTGAAGTCCCCGCGCACCAGGGCGTTCACCACGTAGAGCGCGGCCTGGCGCCGCCGCTCGTCGGGCATGAGCACGTCACGCCAAACGGCCTGCTGCGTGCTCATCAGCCAGGGCATCATCGTGTAGGTCAGGAACCCGATCCCCAGCTCCGCAATGCCCGAGCCCCAGGCGGTGGACTTCGTCATGTGCTGCAGCAGGTGCAGCGGAATGCGGTAGATTCGCGCGCCTTCCTCGAGCTGGAAGCTGCGCAGTTCGTTGAGTTGCGCCACCTGCGGCGGTACCCCGATCGTCACGACGTCGAAGCCGCTTTCGAGGATCTTGACGCGGTGCGCGTTGCTGAGCCCGCGCTGGTCGTTGAGCTGCGTCTCGAGGTTCTGCCGCACCTCAGGCTTCAGCGTGGGCGTCTTGAGGAACGTCCCGGCCGTGATGCCAGAATTGGCGAAGAACCGCGCGCCGTACTCCTCGGCCGCCTTGGTCAGCCCAATCGACTCGCGGTGCATCAGGACCGGCGACCGCCCGTTGAGGCCGTCGAGGGCGCCCACTTTCAGGTGCAGCAGGGGCGGAAGCGCGTCGATCGTGCCCGTCGCGCGGCGATCCCAGACGAACGTGTGCGTCTTGCCGTTCGGCAGCGTGTAGGGGTACAGCAAGGCGCCCCCGCGCCCACGACGCACCGGACCCATCATCGACGACAGGAGTGGCCAATGGGCCTTGGGCTGCAGCGTGATCGGATCGCGCTCGATCTCGGCGAAGCTGTAGCCCCAGATGGCCCGCTGGAACGAGAGGGTGTCCCAGAACTCGGACGCCGTCATCTCGGGGTTCGGCAGGTCGTGCAGCAGCTCGTAGGTGGGATGGTCTCGCGCCGGGACCTTCCCGCGCTCCATCAGCTCGTAGAGCTTCAGCGGCAGCTGCGCCTGGGTGTCCGCGAGGATGCGGGCGCAGGCGTAGATGACGCCGATGCCCTGCGCGGACTCGGTCGAGACGGTCGTGCCGGCAGTGGTCGATACCCCGGGCACCGAACGCAACAGGAAGTCCCGCTCGCGCGTCGCCTGGCCGGCGACGGTGGCCCGCAGGCCGGTGAAGAGCGAGGCGAGGGGGTTCGTCACGCCTGGCCTCCGGCGGCCAGCAGCGTGCCCCCGCCCCAGAAGAGCGCCAGGCCGGCGACCACACAGGCCGCCTGCCAGGACCAGCCCGCCACGCCGGCGACGACGAGGCCGAACCCCACGCAGAGGCTCACATGCCCGGTGATCGTCGAGACGCGGCGGCCCACGCCTTGACAGTGCGCCGCTCAGGCCGGCGCGACAAGGCGGTAGGCGCTGAAATGTACCCAAATGCTACGAAATGTCTCGTCGTGCACGCCTGCTCGACGCGCCGGCTCGTCGGCCGGAGCGCGTCTGGCGTCTCGACGTGGGCGCCAGGCAGCCCGCGCGACTGCGGGGCCTGCACCGCCCGCGGGAGTGGGCCCCTTCACGACACCACCTCGCGGGCCAGCGCGTGCCGCGCCTCGAAATGCTGGGCCTCACAGGTCCGCACGCGCACAATGCGGCCGGGGAACTTCACCGCCGGCAGCAGGCCCGCCTCAATCCACTTGTAGACCACCCGTGGGTCGACGCCCCAGTAGAGCGCCAGTTCGCGCGGGGTCACATGTCGCCGCGTCACGGTGGCCAGGTTCGTGATCGTGCGCATCAGAGCCCGACCTCCGGCAGGCGATAGTTCGGGTTGTTCCACGGGGCATCCTCCTGGGCGGGCTCGTGCAGCAGTTCGCTCGCCCCCATCAGCAGGGCGACGGCGCCGTCGATCTTCTCCGGGGAGTCCTTTCCCGATGCCTTCACCGGGAATGACTCCTCGAGGTGGGTCTTCTTTTCAGCCACGTTGCTGATCATCCACGCGAGCACGGGGTCGCCGTCGTGCTGGAATGTCCGCGCCTGCACCCAGCCGATGAGCGCCTTCATGGCCGGATTGAACGTCGCGGTGTTCTGTTTCACCTCCGTGATCGCGTCCTCCCCCAACCGCTTCTGCAACCGCTGCATCAAGTGCAGCGCGAGCGCCCGATCGAACCCGATGCGGATGGCGCGCAGACGCTCGAACAGCCCTGGCCCTGTCACCTCGAGGTCCGGCTCGTCGTCCCCTGGCCCGGCGAGCTCGCGTTCGATCAACCCGAAGTCCTGCGTCTGCCCGGGCACCGCCACCAGCCACCCCTCGTGCACCCACCCGCTCATCTGCGCGATGGGCGACTCCGCGATCGCGTCCTCGGGGTAGAAGTGCCGGGCCTTCGCGCGGACGGTGCCGTCCGGCCAGCGGCCGATGGCGACGATGGAGGCGATGTCGCGGACCTCGGCCAGGTCCACCGTGATCACGACCCGATCGGCCTCCAGGAACGACTCCCACGTCAGGTCGGACACGGCACACGCCGCCCACGCGTTCATCGGCATCCAGGGCGAGGCCGCGCGCACCCAGATGTTCGCCTGCTTCGTGAGGAAGTTGTTGATCGCCCCGGGCGACCGGCGCGCGAGCGCGGCATCCGCCAGCGTCGTGCGCGGGTTCACGCTGATCCCCCAGTTCGGATTCGCCTTGCGCAGCACCGGCTCGGTGTCCCAGTACGGGAGGTCGGCCTCGTCGATCGTGTAGTTCACCGCGCAGAACGAGTCATCCTCGACGGTCCCCTCGAGCACCTTCTGCGCGTAGGTCCAGACCTCGTAGCAGATTCCGCCCAGGTTCGTGCCGGCCGTGGTAATCGCCCCCAGGAGCGGCTGATCACGCGAGCTCTGCGCCGTGACCAACACATCCCACACCCCCCGCGTGCGGTGCGCGTGGAGCTCGTCCACCGCGGCGAAGCTGGGATTGAGGCCGTCCAGGGTCTTGTCGTCGGCGGACAGCGGGGAGAACTGGCTCGCCGTCGTGGGCACCTTGAGCTGCGTCTCGTAGGGCACCACGCCGAAGTACTGCGTGAAGGCCGGCGTGCGCCGCGCCATCGTGGCCGCCATGTCGAACACGACGCGCGCCTGGTCGTGCTTGGTGGCCGCGGAGTACACGTCAGCCCCGGACTCGCCGTCGGCCGTCAGCATGTAGAGGCAGTACACGGCCAGGAGGACCGAGTTGTGCGTGGGGATCAAGTGGTCCGTGACCACGTATTCGCCCCCCTCAACCTGGATGCAATTCACCTCCTGCTGGCCGGCTGGCTCCACCGACACGATCGACCGGCGCCGCGCCCGCGTGGTCCTGGTCGGTCGCTGCCGGGCCAGCTTCCGAGGCAGCGTGAAGACCATCACCCCAGTAGGGGGGAAGAAATTGACCGTCCACTTGGGGCCGACCGCACGACCAGCCACTCGCGCCGTTCCGCGCAGCACCGTCGCCTTCATGCCGAGACTGCGCACGAGACACGCGACGTCGCGCGACATCGATTCCAGCACCGTCGTGAACGAGCACTGTCCTGCGCGACTGATGGTGCCATCCGTGTCCATGAGCCCCTGCAGGAGACTGAGGCGCTGTTGGGCGCTCCCGCGCAGGTACGCCAGAGGGATGTGCTTGTTCCCCAACACACCCACCTGGCGCAATCGTTCCTGGAGGGAGAGGCTCGAGAAGGGCGGAACGGCCACGCCCTCACGACGAGCGGCTCGCACCAACCGCTCGCACGCCCTGCAGTGCCCTCGTCTACTGTGAGCCGCCCTCTGATGCCCGCGCCGGCAACAGGCGCGCTCACGGCCACCAAGGAGCACCCGGAGGATGTGTGGCGCGCGCTTGGTTGGCTGCGCGTGAATCGACACGCCCTCTGTTTGAATTCGCGTGAGGATTTCTTGGTCGGCGGCGTGAATGGTGAGCTGGGCCGAACGAGACGTCCCATCACCCAGCCAGGCTCCAAGCGTGTAGGGAGGGACAAAGAGCTGGCGCTCTGGCAGGTCGAGACGATCGACCACGTCGAGTGAATGCACCAAATCCGCGCGGCGACCGCTCATCCGAAGGGTGTCAGCGATCTGTTGCGTGCTCACCAACGGCATCGGGCGGCGGTCAGAGCGACGGCGCCCTGTGTACCAGGTGCGATTGGTGCGCCACTCGTGGTTCTGGTGGGCGATCACTTCGCCGCCATCTGACGTCGTGACCGTGAGACACGAGCCAAGGTAGGGCTCTGTGACGGCCAACACCTCGATCGGCCGCCCACTGGGCGAGAACACCACGTCGCCGGGACGAAGGTCCCCGTGGCGTGTGTAACCCCCTGGCGTCGGCACGCGCGTGTCGACATGAAGAGCCTTTCCGTTCTTCCGGGGGACCAACAGCAGGAACCGCGTGAACCGCCGCAGCCGATCCTCGCGGCGGAGCCACCCAAAGACGAGGCAGGTGAACCAGCACTGCCACGGTTCGAGTTCGATCGTCTGCCAGTGCCACCCGTCGCCCGTCGCGTCCCGCACTAGTTTCGCCTTCGGCCCCTTCACGTGCGGCAGCGCCTCCGCGGCGCGGCACACGCGCTCGGCCGCCTCGACGTCGAACACGAAGAGCCCCTCGCCGGCCTCGGCCCGGGCGCGGTCGCGGCGGTTGCGGTCGCAGGCGAGGCGGACCCACTTGCAGGCCGCGATGGCCCCGGAGAGCACCTCGGCCTCGTACTGCCAGGCCCGCGCGACGTAGTAGCCCGCTGGCTTCATCGTTTAGCGATCACCGCCCAAGGGTTCGCCGTCCCAGCCGCCGACGCCGCACTGGCGGCGCCACCTACCCCGCTCGCCATCAGGCCGTAGCGCGCGAGCTGCTGTTCCACGCGCAGCACCATGACCTGCCACGTCCCCCACAACGGATGCCGCTTGGGCTCGCCGAACTGGTTCGTGTAGGTCCAGCCCTCGTCCGAGAGGCGCGCCTCCAACTCCGCGAGCCGCACGATCGACTGGCAGACCACCGCGAAGCCGTGGGCGGTTTCGGCCGAGAGCGTCGCCCGGGCGACGGCCGCTGGCGCCAACCGGCACCAGACGCGGTACGCCTCACGGGTCAGCACACCCTTGGGCGGATGGACGGACTTCGCCGTGGCCCGCCTGGCGCCGGGGGCTAACGCCTGGTCGGCCGTGAACGCGAGCACCGGCCCGGCCGTCGCCGCCGTGCGCTTCTTGCGTCCTGCCCCAACTCGCTTCCCGCCGCGTGGCATCCTGTGACCTTTCGCCTCACTACCGCGTGTTTTCTGGGCTGAATTCCACTTCACCGACAGCCATGGTCGAAATCGTTAGAGAATCCATCGTTTTCGCTTTCGCCCCTCGCGCGACGAAGATGTGCTTTTGTTGGACTTCTTAGATTTTCTTTCAGTCCCAATCCTGTCTCTTATACACATCTGACGCTGCCG